TCTCGCTGCCGCTTGTCAGACAGTTGATATAAGTTTTCCCGCAGTCAAAAAAAGCAGACAAGCCCAACATCTCGACAGCGTGACACAACTCAGCGTGTACCGACTCCTTGATGCTGTTCATTATCTCGCGGGCGCATAGAATCCGCTTCTTCTCAGCATACGCGCGCAAAATTGCCATCTGTGCAAATGACATAGTCTTGGCGCTTCCCCTGCCACCATAAGCGCAGCGATAGCGCACATAGTCAGCCGAGAATACAGCCTCTAGCTTAGATGGCAGCTTAATCCTTAGCTCTGTCACTGCCTACAAACTCTACCAGTATCTTGCTTGGCGGTGTCATACTGCCATCGGTGCTGGAAAGGTCTAGCCTGTCACCATATTTTTTTGGTTTGAGCTTTGAGGCCACCCATTTTCTGGCTTCAACTCTAAGTCTGCTACGCTGTAAATACTCAGTATTTTGTCGAACGGTTCCTTGATCGTCGACTATCTGGTCGTTGTGGTCATCGTCTGCAATCCCGATAATTTCATCGGCCAAAGTCTCCGCCTGCTCTTCACGCGCGCGCGTGTATTGCTGACGAAACAACTCATTCTCTCTCAGCCACCTAAAAATCGTCACCTGATCCGGCATATCTGGATCAAGGCAGATTTTACGCATAGATTCACCAAGCGAGAGCCTTGCACAAATAACATCCATCATGGTGTCGGTGAAAATACTAGGCCTGCCTGTCTTTTTCTTTTCTTTCGGCTTGATGGATATACCCTTAGTTTTTGTCATTAGTCACCCCCATAGTCATCACCCAACCACAAACCTCGCCATTTCGATTATTTCGTCTAGGGCTTTTTCCGCCTCTGCTTTGGTGTCGTAGTAGTCGCTGACGATAAACACACCATCCATAACGCAGTAAACATGGACAATCTCGTTATCTGTCCAATGCGTTGCTCTGCTGCCAATCCACAGATTCATGCGGCCTCCCGTAAGTCTTGATATTCGCCCAAGATCGGCAATGTGCAGCCGATATGGGAGCGAGTACGACAATGCTAGTGCTGCTCGCTCACGCATACCACCCTATCATATAACCAAAACAGATAATTATTACTGCAATCATAGCAGCGCCGATAATAGTATATAGCAGTTTATTGTCGCTCAAGGTCGCCACCTGTTGGTCTCTTGACTCGTTTCATTCGCGCTGTGTCGTAAAACATGCTGATCTCTGAGTTATGCGTCAGTTTTGGGGTATATTAGTAGTTAGCCACCAATACAACGTGCGCGGCGAAAATCCCGCACTGTTAGCTTTGCGTGACCTGTATCAATAAGCACATAGTCATCATCGAGATTGTCGTCAAGCAGACCTACATAAAGCCAAGGGCTTGCAAATGGAGCGAGCGCAGCTTTTAGCCTCTCAACACCGTCACAGTAAGCGCCTGAATAATCCACGCTTTCGAGAGATGCCCCAACCCTGAACAGTGCGTCGTCAGCCTCGGCAATCCAATCTTTAAGACTTCCGTCTTGGTAATCCCCAAGGTCGCCATCACTAATCCCAGCACACGCATTTACGCACAGAACAATTCGATCTCGCTCTTCATGCGTGAGAAATCCAGCGCAGTCATTAAACCTCGCCATGAAATTGTCGTCTGTTCCTGTTGCTGCTAGTTGTCCCATTGTAAAATCCCCTGTAAATTGTTGGCTAACAAATCACTCAAGCGGACGGCTGCGCCGCCGCTTAGTTCAAACGTTAGCAGTCAAGCAGCGAATAATTGCCATTGCTTCGCGGCCTCAAACTCAGAATACGTGCGCCACGGGAAACACACATAGGACGACGCGCCATCTTTGCTGAAAGCTCTGACGGTTGCCAGAGCGTCACGCACAAGGCTGATAAGATCATCGCCCTGCGCGTCGTCGTTCTTGATCATGTCAAAGTTTTTTTTCCCGCGTCCGCCTTGGTAGCTCATACATCAAAAATCTCAGAGTAGTCGACCGACTTGAATTCTTCCGGTAGGTATGCTTGCAGCTCGGCAGTATGCACCGCATCCCCATTGCCATCTAAAACTTTAACGCCGTAAATTGAAATTGATGAGCCGCTTGTTGCCAGTGGGTTCACCCCAGATTTATCGTAACAGTAAAACTCTGTGTATGTGATTAGCACTCCGAATAGACTGCTCGCAACCGTGACCGCGCCACGGATAAATCTGCTATCTCCTATGCTGTACGCTAAATCGTGTTCGCAATCAATAACATCGTGACTCTGGATGCGACTCCAATCGCAACGAATTACGAGATCCTTGAAATGATCCAGATTCATAATTCTAGGCTCAATACAGTAATTCATGTCATGCTGCCGATAATTGCTAGGCTGACAATTGCAGACAGCGCGGCGAACGCAATCGTGAACTTCTCATGCCGCGTCATGCCTGAACCTCAATTTTCTCACGCGCCTGTTTTTTTTCCCGCTCGAATTTCTCGCGGATAGCCTGCCGGATAAATCCTGAACGACCACCGCCAGCTTGCCGTTTTGTGGTTAGCGGGTCAGGTAGCATGGCGAACTCTTCCGGCGTGAGCATGATGTGGATTGGGCATTTTACATTCACGAGCGATCCTAAAAAATAATTATTCGCGTAATACTACAATAACAACATTGCGTATTGCAACACCTAGAACAAATCAAAGTTTACCGGCGTGAGCTTCACCGTCGCAGCTTCAACCACAGCCGCCCGATGTCTGTAGTTATTCCTGCCGCACGATTCGCATTGATCGTACACAAGCACCGTTTTGTAGTTTTTCGTGATCTTATGCTCTCTCGTTTCACCACCACAGCTACATTGCATAACGCTCTCCAAGTAAGTGAGTGCTTACATACCTATCGTGATGTTAGTGACCACTAATTGTTCATTTTTTAACCAGTTGATCATTTTTTGTACAGCGCCGTGGTGGTGGCAAAGGACGCTGTAGATAATGTGTGCCTAGTATCACCGCGTAGTTCCCCCTACCCCACGAGCCAGACAAAAGGCGTGGGTTGGGTCGCGGATTGACACTCGGCAGGCGTATCACCATGCGCGCTCACTATTGGCTACCTACTCGGCGATGCCTCGGTAGTCCCCTCGGATGTGAGTAATAGCGTCCGGATGGAGTTTTTAGGATCTGCCCCCGCTCACACGATAAAGTGTGGCTTACCATCTACCGATTTTCTTCCACGCCGCCTCGGTTAGGCTCTTGCTATCGTGTGGAGTACGGTGATCCCAAAACAAAAAAGGCGCTATAAGGTGCAATCTTTCTAGCGGTTTGAGGTTTTACCCTCTCACCAGATTGCACTTTAGAGCGCCTTTCGAGTCGGCTAGAATCGACAAAGCCAACTCTACACAGGTGTTTTGAGCTTGTCAACCACCCCCGCAAAAATAATTGCAGTGATGAATATCAATTTTTTGGGTACAGTCTATTGACTAAGAGGAACAATACTGTACTATACGGCAACCAATAGGAGGCTATATGCAAATCGAAAAAATACAAACCACCGGCACACAGAGTCGCGTTTCCGTCGACACAAAAACAGTTGACGAATACGCAGAATCGCTACAAAACGGCGCAACACTGCCGCCCGTCACTGTATTCTTTGACGGCGATCAGTATTGGCTTGCAGACGGATTCCACCGTCTCGCTGCACACCGCCGCTTGAACCGCCGAGAAATAGAGGTAGAACAACGCGATGGCACACAGCGTGACGCGATCCTGCACAGCGTAGGAGCCAATGCGAGCCACGGTCTGCGCCGTAGCAACGCAGACAAACGCCGCGCTGTAGAAATGCTGCTATCGGATCCAGAGTGGTCAAAGTGGAGTAGCGAGGCGATCGCAAAACAATGCCATGTTTCGCCGCACACTGTCGCCGCTATCCGCAAATCTATCTCTGCAAATGCAGAGATAGACGAGCCAGTAACTCGCAAAGTCGAACGCAACGGCACTGTGTATGAACAAAAAACCGCTAACATTGGACGCAGTGCACAGCCTGAGCCAGCGCCACAGCCAGCGCCGGCTAATGACGCGCCACCGTGGGACGATGCACCGCCACCGATGACCGAAATGGAAGCGCTAGAGCAATCCCTGCGCGAGGTCACAGACAGCCTAGAGGACGCGCTGGCAGCACTTGCCGATCTGAACAACCCGAACCAAAAAGAGTACATGACCGAGATTGGAAAACTACGCGCCGAATTGCGTGCAGTTGAGACAACAAGGGACGCGCTGCAAAACGAAAACGCCGCGCTAAAACGACATATCCGGATGCTCGAAAAGAAATTAAAATAATCAATTAACTGGCGAAACACTACGGGAGCCACCGATGGAACTACGACCCTACCAAACAGCGAGCATTGATGCGCTGCGCGATAATTTTAGAACCGGTATGACAAGACAGGTCTTGTGCGCGTCAACCGGCGCCGGCAAGTCCGTGATGGCAGTCGAATTGATACGCGCATGCGCTGAGAAAAAAACGCGCGTCATGTTTGTTTGTGATCGTCGAGTATTGGTTGAGCAATTCAGCCGACACTTGTGGGCAAACGAAATACACCACGGCATCATCATGCGCGGGCATCCTAATCGACGCTATGAGCCTGTGCAGGTTTGCTCGGTGCAAACGCTGGAACGGTGCGAATCGTGGATAAATCCTGATCTGATGATTGTTGACGAAATCCACGCAGTAATGCGTGAAAGTTTGATAGGGTTCATGCAACACAATCCGCAGACGAAAATTATCGGGCTGACTGCTACGCCGTATCACGCGAAACTGAAAGAGCATTTTCAGGGCATCGTGAATGTTGTGACGATGAAAGAATTAGTGGATACAGGCTTTCTCGTGCCGTTCCGCGTGTTCGCTGCAACTGAGCCAAACATGGAAGGCGTGAAAGTTGTTGCTGGCGAGTGGCAGCGCGAAGAAACCGAAAAGCGCGGCTTGCAAATTATCGGTGATGTCATTGCAGACTATCAGAAAATTGTGAACAGCGTTTTTTCCGGTAATCCACAAAAGACTATCGTTTTCTCGAGTGGCGTTGGGCATGGCGCGGAATTGGTCAAGCGGTTTGCGTCGATAGGTCTTAATTTTGTGCAGATTAGCTACCTCGATAATGAGGAATACAAAGCCGATGTCCTGAAAGAGTTTTCAAAAAAACATTCATCCGTTGATGGTGTTATCAGTACCGATATTCTAACTCGTGGATTCGATCAGCCGGATGTTGCGCATGTTGTCGTAGCAAAACCCTTGCGAAAAAGTTTTTCTCAGCATGTGCAGATGATTGGACGCGGTGCGCGTCCGTACGCGGGTAAAGAGTTTTGTGTCATACAGGACAACTCCGGCAACTGGTTACGGTTCGCCGACTCGTTTGACGAACTTTATCATGACGGCGTGAAAACGCTAGACAGTGATGCCGACAAACGCACAAGGAAAGAAAAAACGGAAAAGGAAAAGAAGGAGGCACGCTGCCCGCAGTGCATGCAAGTTTGGACAGGCAAAGTTCAGGTCTGCCCAACCTGCGGTTTTGTGCGCGAAAAGAAAAACAAAAAAGAAGAAGTGGCAGGCGTACTCACAGAATTAGAGTTTGGCAACAAAACCAAGAAAGAACAAACGCAACACAAGGAGTGGTGGTACAAGCAACTTCTGCAATACTCTAGAGGCAAGGGGTATCAAGATGGATGGGCGTACTACGCATTCAATGACAAGTTTGGACACTTCCCGCACGGCTACAAAAAGGATACCGCGCCAGTAGGTTCGGAGTGCTACAACTGGATCACAGCCAGAAACATTCGGAACTCAAAACGGAGAAAGCGGGCATGATGTTTATAGATTTTTGCCGCGCTCACGGCTTGCTAGTCGATTATGTTATCAACGATGGTAAGTGGCACAGGGTGAAAACCGTAGACCATACACACAAGAAAAACGGCGCGTATATCTATGACGGCGTGAGAGGCGCTGTGCAAAATTGGGCAACAATGGAGAAAGCGGAAAGCTGGAAAACTGACAAGCCTTTCAATATCGCCGAACACCGCAGACAGATGCGCGAAATTGGCAGACAGGAACAAGAAGCCGCTGCCCGCGCTGCAAAAAAAGCGCGTTACATGCTGGAAAAAAGCGAGCTAACCAATTTTGCTTATCTCGAAATGCAGGGCTTTCCAGATGCGAAAATGCACACGCTCACCACCAAGGATGGTAAAGAGATGGGTTTGATACCTGTGCGCGTGAATGGGGAGGTTACATCACTGCAAACACTGGTTTATGACGCAGAAAACCGGCGCTGGATTAAAAAGTTTTTGGCAGGCGGCACGACAAAGTGCGGCGTTTTTATTTTCGGTACGCGCGGGGATTTAATATTGTGCGAAGGCTATGCTACTGGTTTGAGTGTGTTTGCCGCCGCGCAAAAAGCAAATATACAGGTGCGCGTTGTTGTTTGTTTTTCTGCGCATAACATGGTCACCGTGGCGCAGAAACTTAAACCTAGACTGGTCATAGCAGACAATGACGCAAGCGGCACAGGCGAGCGCGTGGCGATACAGATTGGCGCGCAGTATTGGATGAGTGAGACGGTTGGCAATGATTTTAACGATGATCACAGACAGCGAGGATTGTTTGCCGTGTCCAATGATTTGCGGAAATTATTTATTCGGAGAGTGAACGCATGACAGAAATTACACTAATCAAACGCCACGGCATCCTGCATCCTGACAGCGAAGCCGATGCAGATGTTTACTATCAGCTCAAGGATGGCGTTGCCTATTCCTGCAAAATATCAGCGAAGCGTAACGGCAAGTTTCACCGCAAGTATTTTGCTTTGTTAGATGTTTTGTTCAATATTTTTGAGCCTGAAATTGTTATTGATGAGAAATTAAAAAAGCGGCTGGGCGATGTTGTGCCGCAAAAAAACAGAACGCGTTTTCGCAAAGATTTAGCGATTGTTTGCGGTTATTATGATATGATAGTCAACATAAAGGGCGAAGTTAGAGCGGAGGCAAAAAGCATATCTTTTGCCGAAATGGATGGAATCACTTTCGAGGCTCTGTACAACAAAACAATCGACTACGGTCTAGCGCACATTGCAAAAAACCACACGCGTGAGCAGGTAGAGAATTGGGTGGCGCAGATATTGGATTTTGGATGATTCATCACGCCGAATGCGCGGCGGCACGGATGCGGTAAATTGATGCGGCTCTGCCAGTACCGTGAGCGTATGACTGGCACTTTATCAACTTTGGAGAAATAAAATGAAAGACAAAAAAGATTTTTTTATCAACGGAATTAAGATCACAGCGCCCGCCGCGCTTACTTTCGCAAAGGGCAAAAAAAATCTAATAGTAAAATATGAAACGCTATCCGGTGAACAACTGTACGCGCTGCCAGCCGGTCGGCGCATTACTGAAAGCGGAATCCTGCTGTAGTGTACAACATAAAACCCAAAAGGGGAGTTAAAAAATGGGGATCAGAATATACCCACTGCAAGCAAATTGCAGATATTGTAATGCAATAATCTACAGGCGATCAGCAATATATCTAAAAAACAAAGAGACTCGCGGGATACAAGTAGAGTGTTTTAATTGTGGTGCTCGTGGCGGATTATTTGGAGATGAGAATGCGGCATGGCTCGGATTCGCAAAGGGCGATCCAGTACAATGTACAACATAAAACCCAAAAAATGCGTGGTGTGCAAGGAAGCGTACCAGCCGTTTCAAACATTGCAGAAAGTGTGCGGGGTTAAGTGCGCTGCCGAATTAGCAAAAGGAAAGCGCGAGAATAAAGAACGCGCAATCACGAAAGAAAAAAAGCGACTGCTAAAAGAAATGGATAGATCGCATTGGCTTAAAAAAGCGCAGATAGTTTTTAATGCGTGGATAAGGGAGCGAGACAAAGGTTTGCCGTGTATTAGTTGCGGCAAACATCACAGCGGACAATACCACGCTGGGCACTATAGAACAGTTGCATCCTGTTCGGCGTTAAGGTTTTGTGAGATGCAAGTGTGGAAGCAGTGTGCGCCATGCAATCTATATAAATCCGGAGATATTATAAATTACAGAAATAATCTAATAAAAAAAATAGGAATTGAAAATGTAGAAAAGATAGAAAATTATAATGAATCAAAAAGGTGGACAATAGAGGAGCTAAAAGAAATATGTCAGAAGTACAGAAAGCCAAAAGCATAAAAAGAATAGTGCTGGATATCATGGAAGCCGTGTGCCGAATAGAAGAAAGCGGCATTGATTGCAAGCTATCTGTTATCTGGCTGGATATTGACAGCGTGCGCGTTGTCGTATCTGTAGAGTGCGAGGATTTGATGCTGATTGATGCCAGCTTGACTGGTACGCCAGACCGCCCTGATCTGCTAGTAGATTTGCTCGCCTACCTGAACCGCCTAGCCGCATCCGTTGGCGCTGTCAATACTGTATGAATTACCAGTAAAAATAGTTGAAATAATTGTTGACACGCTTCATTGGTATAGTATGATGACCACATCAACAACGGAGAGCTAAAAATGAAAGCACGCTTTGAAAAAGAAACCGGCAAATGGGTAATAACTCACGGATCGAAATGGGGACGGATCGAAACGGTCGGGCATACATTCGCTGACGCGCTGGCTACTTACTGCCGCATCATGGACTCTAAAATCGCTAAGAAAGCGGGTGTGAAGCCATGAGAGCGATCACGAGAGAGATTGTCTTTAAGAGCACGGACGAAAATCACGGCGCTATCGTGAAAGGTAACTCAATTGAGTTGATTATCAACTACAAAAGCTCAGGAACCATAGACATACAAGACGCAGAGCTGTTGATTGACCTGCTGCAAGAAGCGATCAAGGAGGCGAGACAATGAGACCTAGCTACGAGGAAGCATGCGACCGTGGATATGACGGCCCTGACCCGTTCACAGAGCGAAGACACAGAAAACGAGTCGAACTGAACAGCATGCTCGACTGCCGCGACCCTGACCACGACACAAGTATTTGCCCGCACTGCAACCCAGAGGAACAAGACGATGAGTAATCAGCTAATGACACAAATGGCACAACGCTTCAATGTGCCAGAACAGGAAATGCTTAAAACCCTAAAAGAAACGGCATTT